CTACCAATTTGTGATTATTAATTTTTTATCACCTATTGAGATCGTTTAGCGAAGGAGGTTGCCCTAAGCTAACGATGGATTTTCCTCGTCGTGTTATCGGTGAGAGATTGACGGATAAGCAGAAGTGTTACTTTGAGAAGCATTTTGTTGGGATAGAGTTCACGGAAGATAAGTGTCCACGTGGACACGTGTGTTTACATTACACCCGGAACTTTCTCGAACACGAATTGTATGAGCAGGCGTCAAGACTAGGTGTTAGATCTGTAATAGATATAGGGGGAACCCCAACTAGGTCGAAGAAGGTAGCGGATCATTTTGGAGTGGATTACCATTCCTGTAATCCCGTATTGGATGGCACAGATGCTATCCGACTTCGTTTGGCCGAGTTGCAGTTTCCTGATTTGATGAATGAGGTGGTGTGTAAGTGTAAAGCTGAAACATGCCAGTGTGTTGGTTACGATGCGTTCGTTGCCGTTCATTCATTGTATTATCTGACACCAGACGCCATAGCAAGTATGCTCGCCCGATCGCGTTTGAAGATAGGTTTTGCGGTGATGAGCGTGTTTAAGACACCGAGTGGTAATATGCCAGAAGGGACAAAGGAAGCGTGGTTTGAAATGACGGAGTCAGGATCTGTCGTCACCACTGTGGAAGGAAATGCGCAGAAGTATGTGCATCCTGCCTGTCTCTGGTTACATGGGGGAGGGGTGCGCACAGAGTTTGGAACGTTGTCATGGAATATAGTTCGGGAGGTGGAGAATTGTCAATTCCTGATATTTACTATCAGTGAAGCTCCAGTTCCTGAATCTAGGTTTGACATGGCGAGACCTGGGACCGACATTAGTGATGGAGATCTTCGTGGGATGAGGAATACTCAGTCCACGATAGGGTTTGATTTCCAGTTGGAGAAGATATCGAAGATTACGGTTACGTCTTTTGGATGGGTGGTTTATATGGGTGAGCAAAGTATCATGCTCCCGAGTGAACTCCTGTCTGAAGCTAAGACGTGGATCGTGTCGAAGGATCGTAATCACTCCAACTGGTTGTTGTTGGTCAACTTGTTGAAAGGAAAGGTGGGGAGATGTAATATACCTCATCAGATTCAATGGAAAGTGGTCTTGTTGTGTGCAGCGTTGGCGTTTACGTCGACGGTGTTGTTGGAGATACAAGTTCATGGGCATATGGCCCGATTTCGAAGGTATTTTGACATGGCAAAGGAGTTTGTGTCGATTCGTGTGCGTACCTGCTGTGTTGTTCCTGTGTGTTCTTGGATTTGTTGTCCTAGGATGGGGGCCATTGATGTTGAGCCTCCGTCTAAATTTTCGACGGATCCAATGGTTGTGCAGCAGCAGCCCGGTGTGGGTAAATTGGTGTTGAGTGAGAAGATCTTCGAAGTGACTGAACGTCCTGGATATTCGCAGATAGTTACTGTGGATGGAATGATACCTGTACGACCGGCCAATGATGAAGCTACGGCAGCTCATGCGTTGTTGGTTCGGTTGTTGCAGGGGACTGAACATGCTGATTGGAGAGACGTGATGAAGACAAAGAAGAAATGGCAGGATTGGTTTTGGAGGAAGGAACAGTTGAAGGTACCAACGTTCGAGGAGTGGGTTACAACTTTCAATCGATG